AGCTTGTGACCTTCTGGCACACACCAGAATGATCTACACTCTCTGCCATACGGTGCAGACACTGACGGAACTTGAGCCATGTTAGGGCTGTGGTGCGTCATACGACCTGTTACAGCACCGTTGGTGATGACTCTGCCATGTACCCTACCGTCCTTAACAAAGCCCAGCCAAGAGTCTATCTGTGCTGTGCGCTTCTGTAGTAGCAGGTACTCGTGAATCATCTTAGCTTCTGGTATGTCGATACCTTCTAAGACTTTCTCGTTAACAATGATAGAACCCTTCTCTGTCTTCTGTTTGAACTTAACGCCAACACCTTGTAGACGCTCTGCTATTTGCTTACGAGAGCCTACGTTAAACTCAGTTACCTTGTCCTTCAGTTGCTTGCCCGTCTTCTCGCTCCAACGCTCCTCCACTATTGGTGGGAACACTTTCTGTAGACTCTCTGTTATCTGTTTCATCTTGTGGCACAGGTCTACCCAGAGCAAGGTTGCTTGTTCTACGTCTAGCTGAAATCCGTTCTGTTCCTGTTGAGCCGTAATGATAGCGACCTTCTCTTCTAAATCTACGCATTGTTGTGAAAACTCCTCACGCTTCAGTGTGTCGGTTAAGTGTTTAAACAGCTTGGTTGTTAGTGCTACATCTTGCCTGCAATACTCCACCATCTCGTCAGACAGTCCACCGTCATAGTCGTGAAAGTCTATCTTAGGATCGCCAAAGCGTTGTCCCCATGAATCTAAGCTATGACCACCCTCTAACGAAGGATTCCAGAGCCTAGACATCGCTAAAGTGTCTCGCTGCTTTCCTGTTGGTATAGTTAGGTTCCACACGTTGTACAGCACTGGCGCGTCAAAGCCTATGAGATTATGTCCCACAACGCCTGTAGCCTTGCTTATTAGAGGCGCTAGTGTTGCTCCACTGTAATGCTCTAGCACTTCACCAGTGTCGATGTCCTGAGTCACAGCACACCAGATAACGTCATGGCTGGTGTTTGTTTCTATATCTAACGTAATCAACATAGTACTCTCTCACTGCTCTGTCGTTATTGCTGTGTCTGTCATACGGCTTAACATGCTTTATCTCTTGTCTTCGTTGGGTATCTTCAATCAACCAGCTTCCAATCTTGCTCATATTCTTGTTCTCCTATAAAAATGTCTGTTTCGCTTCTCAAGTCTTCTCTGGAAAGCGTTGCAATGTCGTCTGCCGCGTAGTAGAAACAATCATTACATAGCTCAACAAAATCATTGCTCTGAATAGACCTTCTTGTTGCTTCAAAGTCTGAAAGTAACTTATCACAGGATATACATCTCATCTACAACGCCTCCTCTCTAATTTCTAGCATTCTACCAGTGTCACCGTTGAATAGCAAGCCACCAGCAGGTCCAGTAGTACCACAAAACCTGTTCTTTAGAACCCTGACATTGGTAGTGTTACGCTCTGTCGGGTCTGCTGCTTGACCGTTGCGTTCCAGACCTATCACCATATCTGATAGCTGTGCAATGCTGGCAGAACCTCTAAGCTGAGACAGACTACTAGCAGCGCCTTCCTCATGGCCTTTGCCGTCAGGACGCTTCAGGTGACTAACCATAAACAATGTTATACCTGTTTCCTGCACTAGCATGCGTAGCTTGGTGCATATCTCATCCAGAGCTTTTCTCTCGTCACCGTTGCTCTGAGCTGATACAACAATACTGACGTGGTCTAGGAACAAAAACTTGGTGTCCAGCGCCTTAGCCATGTAGCGACAACGTGCAACAATGTTGTCAATACTGGTGCTGCCGAAGTGGTCAAACAAGAACAGTCTCTGTGTGCCCATAGTATCTTCAAAAGCCTCCCAGCGTTCCTCTTCTGTGCTTTCTACGTCTGGTAGGTGTAAGGGCTTGTTAGCTGATAGGGACATCAGCGACAGTGCTGTCTTTCTGGCGTTCTCTTCTAGGAACAACAGGCCAATGTTCTGCTCTGAGTTCTGCAAGATGTGGTAGACAATCTCTCTCACAAACTGTGACTTGCCCAGCCCAGAGCCAGCGGTGATAGTAACTAACTCAGCCTCTCTAATGCCGTAGGTTAGTTTGTTCAGGTTCTGCCAAGGATACATCACAGCAGACTTCTCTACAGGTCTGTTCACCTCGTCCCAAAGACTAGCACCGTTGATGATACCGTCTGGTACAAACTTCTCTGCCGCCCAGAATGCTGCTGTAAAGCCTTTGACATCGTTGTTGACTAGATAGTCGCAGGCATCTTTATGACCACCAGTGTGCTTGACTATGGCAGCCTTGCCGCTGAACAGCTCTGCCACCTCTTTAGCAGCCTTATTTCCAGCCTCGTCAGCGTCAAAGCATATAACAATGGCTTCAAAGCTATCCAGATACTCGTAGGCTGCTTTACAATCCTTCAACGCACCGCCAGCACCGTTCCTGACACTGACACAGGCATACTTACTGCCCTGCATCTGGTAGGCTGCTGCTGCATCAAATTCACCCTCACACAGCGTTATGTACTTACCGCCACCGTTGAACAATTGCTGTCCGAATAGTCCAGAGGCTGCCCAGTTGCCTACGTTGTAAAATTGCTTGTCTGGTAGCCTAATCTTAGCGGCTATAGGCACGTTAGCATCTTCTGGATCGTGATAAGAGAAATAGGTCTTGTCGGGCTTCTCTAGTATCCCGTAGGTCTTAGCTGTGGCTGTGGTCAGACCTCTAGTCATAATGGCTTGGTAGTTGCCTGTAGTAAGTGTTCTCTCTACTGCGCTAAAGTCTGGTTTAGCCTTTGGCTCTGTAGACTCTGGCACTGATACAGGTGCGTAGTCACCGCTGGTAGGCGTGTATTTATGGCAGCTATGGCAGAAAGTGCTATTGGTGTTTATCTGTAGAGCATCACTGCTGCCGCAATCGTCACATGGCTGGTGGATTAATTCACTCATATATCTATCTCCTCGTATACCCTGCCGTAGCTAATCAGTATAAATGGTAGGCCCAGTAAGTAACCTTCAAAAGGCATAGCATAGGTTTCGCCAGTCTCTTGGTTAAGAACCCACACAGCCCTGCTGTCAGCTATTTCAAAGTACAGACCTGCACCGTTGATTAATTCGATTGATAGTGTTCTATTGAATATTCTCATTTAGTCTCTCTCTTGTTAAAAATAACGTCATATTCTGCACTCTCAGCCATAAACTGAACAATGGCTTTGGCAGGCACTCTATAGAATTTTACAGCCTCTTGCAAGCTAAATACACCGCTGGCGATGTCCTGCGATGCTTTTAACACTGCTTGTACTTCAGGCGTTAAAGTCCCAGTCATATATTCTTTAAACATTATAACGACCTCCTTAGCCATTTAGAAGACAAAGCTTCTGTTTTAGTCTCAAAAACAGGCCACAAACCCCTTACCCGCTTCTTAGAAACAAAATGCTCATCAGTAACAGTATCCCCTGAACCCACCCTATTACGTAGAGTCATTGGCGGTATTTTAGCCTCTCTGGCAAGCGCATACAAGCTATAAATCTTACCTTTAACCAATAAAGGGTGATTACTTTCGTTTTTAACGTATCTTGTTTTACGTCCCATCTTCTATTTCTCCTAAAATTATGCTATAAATGACTGTATAGTTTGTTAGCGACTCTTTAAAGCCTCTTTTCAAATAACAATTAGTAGTTATTCTTTATTACTCTTCAGCGGCTTTAGAGTATCGTGATAAATAATATTCCATTTCAGCATGCAACGCCTCTATGAGATCAATATCATCTTCATCTGGTACAAAGTCTCTCTTTTGTTTGCAATAGTCCCAGTTAACCATAATATCCCTCAGCAGCATGTCACAGTCTTCTATGACTCTATTACGGGAAACAGGTTGATCGTCCTCAAAGCCGTCTGGTTCTTTGTCCCATTGGTCGTTAACTCTACATGGCATTATCATTGTCATCTACTCCTAAATGGTTAATTATTACTCTCTCTCGTATCATTGTTAAAACATCAGCCCCAGCACGATAGGGCAATCCCTGCACAATGTCAACAAACTCGTTTAT